TTGCAGGTTGTACAGCCAGCCGCCCTTGTCGTCGGGCCGGCGCTGCCTGAACGTCTTCGGCTCGAACCGCTGCACCTGATACCGCAGCACGCCGTCGCTGTCATAATAGTCGTATTGCTTGGCGAGGTACTTGGCCGGCGTCAGCGCCTTCTGCTGCTGCGGCTGTATCCCAAACTTGTCTTGCAGCACGTCAGACAGGCCACCATTGAGACTGGCCGGCTCATTGAGGCGCACAAGGTCGATCACCCCGCCGCCTGTATTCAATTCATGATCGAACCAAGTGCCTTTGCGCAGATCCACGCTGAAGCTGCCGTGCGTCCCCCAACGCAGCTCGACGCCTCGCTTGCTTGTCGGCTCACCCTTGTAGTGCCGGGCCACCTGTTCGATGTAACTTGCGATGTTGTTCATCTGAAATCCCCATTCTCCCGCCCCCAAAGATGTTGGCTGGTGCCAGCCGGGAGATAACTGGCACCAGCCTCACGCGCTAGAACAGGTCGCTACCTGTCGCCGCTGGAGGTTGCGGCGCAGGTTCTGCCTGCGCGGTCTCTGCCGCTGGGGAGGCGGCATCGAATGCGTCACGATCAATCCACTGACTGATCGGCGCGAATTTTGGAGCCTTGAACACCAGCTCACCCTTCGGTGTGTTGACGGTCACGCGGTCGGTGCCTTCAATGGTCACCACCGGCACCTTGCCCGGATTGGCGTCTTTGCCGGCAAGGTACATATCATGCAGCTTGTTCATCGACTGCTTGACCACCTTTGACGAGCTGGACCACTCGCGCACTGCCAGATCCTTGTTGTAGACCTTCACGCGGAAGCCCTCGTTATGGTCCGGGCTTGGCCGCTGCGGCTTGGCATCACCCAGCTTCACCATCTGGAAGTCCGGGCCATTGGTGAAGGCCATCCAGCCCACCTCGATGCCGTCGAGATCCATCGCGATGTTGATCGGGTATGGCATCTCAGCATCCGACTTGGACCACGTCCCATCGGGCTGCTGCTGCCGCTCCTGCCGGACAAAGTCGCCGCTCTGTGCGCTGTACTTGATGATAGGCAGGAAGTCACCCCCGCCGCCGTTGCTCTCTGTAAAACCTAACGCCATTGTTTGCTCCTGAACGTTAACGGTTGTTGTTGTGGCTGATAACTTGCAGCCGCTCGGTTGGGTAGTAGGCGCAGACATCCAGATCCTGCGGATCATTTCGGTCTGCCCTGCCACCCGGATTTACCGTGAAGTCAGACGCGAAATCCAATCGCGCCAGCGCATCACGGTAAAGCAGAATGAGGTACGCCGGCAAGCCGGTTGCCTCGGTTAATAGTCTGGCGTGCATGACCTTCGACAGGCTGATCATCACGCTCGGATATGTGTTCAGGTCACACTGGCGCGCCTTGACCTCGGCAAAGCCTATCGGCTGGCCGTCGCGCCGCAGCAGCCAGTCCAACCGATACTGGACCGGCAGCTTGTAGACCTCGACGCCGATATTTTGCAGCGCGTCGGCGACCAGCCGCTCGTTCTTTATGTCGTGGTCAGTCTCGTATTTGGGCCGCATTGTCTGCCTCTTTGATTGCGTACAAGATACGCGCCGCCACCTGCGGCACGATGCTGTTGCCTAGCTGTTTAAGTCGGTGTACCCGACGGGGTATCCCATTAGCCACTCGACCCAATTCGGGTTCAGGGAGCCAGAACTGTTGCGGCTTTTCTCTGTCGCCTTCGGGTCGTCTGTCGGCCATATCCTGTTCTTTTGCTTCGGTCCGACCCTGTAGGACATTGCATCCCACTCTGCCCTGTTCTCTGTTTTCTCCGCCAGCATCATCAAGCTGCCATCGTTCGTGAACCCCCGCGTGTCTGGCGTCGGCCACAGCCCTGTCTCCGATGCCGTCGCTACCGCCGTTAGGGTTGGAGTGTTGCGGGTATACTCCGCTGGATAGCCCCCCTCTTTGGCGTTGTGCGCTGTTGGCGTGGGCCACATCCGCACGTCTGTCCGCAGACTTTTGCCTTGCCCCCCGCCTGTCGTCCCCACGCTGTACGCTGCCGATGGCGTGGCCCACAATCCAGCATCGGTCGCGTCTGTGCGGGGCATCTGCGGCGACAGCCGGTATAACGTAGCACCGGCAGGAGAAGCCACAGCCCGCCAAGTCAGATAGCACCGTGTCGAGGCCCATAGAGATGTGGCCAGCAACGTTCTCTCCAATGACCCAGCGGGGCCGGACAGCTTGGATAACTCTAAGCATTTCAGGCCAGAGGTGTCGGTCATCTTGATCGCCTCTGCGCTTCCCGGCTGTCGAGAAGGGCTGGCAGGGATATCCCCCTGTGATGACGTCAACCATTCCTCTAAATCTATCTGCGTCATTGGCCAACTCCCTGATGTCCCCGATGATCTCTGTGTCAGGCCAGTGCTTCCGCAAGACCCTCTGCGCGTGTTCGTCATATTCACAGAACGCGACAGTCTCAAAGCCGCCGACCAGCTTCTCGCCAGCGTAGCTGAAGCCGCCAATCCCAGCGAATAGGTCAAGCATCCGCAGCATGCGCCAGCACCTCCCGGATGATCGTCATGCAAGTCTCGGTGTCCATCTCAACTGCATAGCCCCAGTCCAGCGTCACCTCGTCCCTCATCCCGACGTTGCCGTGCGGGTGGCCGAGATCGATCAACACCTGTGCCGGCAGACGCCAGCGCCACGGCATGCGGTCATACTTGTAGACCAGCAGCGGCCACTTGTTTGCCGCCGTTGCCGCCTTGCAGACCTGATCCCACCAAGCCGGCTTGGCGCTTGTGCCTTTTGCGTAGGCCTTGCACTCAATTACCGCCGGGAAATCCATATCAACGCACAGCAGGTCGCCCCGGTCGCCAGACCTCCACTGCTCTAGGTCGCGCTGAAATTTCAGCCCCAGCTCCTCCAGCAGGCAGGTGGCGACGGATCTCTCGAATGAGGATCCTTTAACGCGGGAATTAACCATTGCGCCTTGCCAGCTCCAGCATCGTGGCACGCGCCAGATCGTCGTCTGTCGCCTTCTCCAGACGCCGGGTCAGCCCCTCGTCGAGGATCTCGTCAGCTAGTGATGACAGACTTCTGTGCGCCGACAGCTCCAGCGCAGCCCTCAGTTTGTCGTGCGTGGATCGCCGCAAACGTAGGTGGACATTGGGATTGATGGGCATCGGGTCACCTTTTTTCATAAAATATACACAACCACCCTTGTACCACTATGGTTTAGTGTGTATATAACAAATGAGAGTTAGTTCTAAACAAGGGAGACAGACCAATGACCTACAAAGCATTTCACCTCGGCGCGAAGATGACCGCCAAGAAGGTCGGCAACCGCTGGATGGTTGGCGGCGACTACGACACCAACGGCGCGCTGATCATGCTGCCCTGCAAGGACAACTGGAGCGGCTGGGCTTGGTATCAGCTTCGCGGCGCGATCCTCAAGTTTGGCGACAACGCCGTTGAGGAAGAGATCGAAATGACAATCGAGGAGTGGCGCGCGGCCTAACGGCCCCGTCCCCACCGGGAGATCATCATGACACAATACATCGCTTACTATCGCGTCAGCACCCAGCGCCAAGGCCAGTCGGGCCTTGGCTTGGATGCTCAACGCGCCGCCGTCGCTGGTTACGACATCGTCGCCGAATATACAGAGGTGGAAAGCGGCAAGAAGGCGCAGCGCCCGGAGCTGGCTGCTGCCCTCGCCCACGCCAAGGAGGCTGGCGCGACCCTGTTGATCGCCAAGCTCGACCGCCTCGCGCGCAACGTCCACTTTATCACCGGCTTGCTCGAAGCCGGCGTGCCTATCGTCTGCGCCGACATGCCAGAGGCCGACCGCACATTCCTTCAGATGGCGGCAGTGTTCGCCGAATGGGAAGGTCGCCGCATCTCGGAGCGCACCAAGGCAGCTCTCGCCGCAGCGAAAGCACGCGGCACACGGCTGGGTTCTCCCTGCCCAGCCAAGGGTGGCGCTGCCACCGCCGGCATTCGCCGCGACGCCACCGCTCAGGTTGCGCCGCAGGCGATGCCGGTCATCACAGCATTGCGCAATGCAGGCCAGAGCCTGCGTGCAATAGCGTCGGCATTGAACGATGCCGGCATTCCCACCGCAATGGGCCGGCAGTGGCACGCCAGCTCAGTGCGTAACCTGATCAACGCATAGGAGGTTTCAATGCGTAGCATGATCATCGACTTTGTCGGCATGTTGTTTCTGACAACACTGCTGATCGTCTTCGGCACTAATGCCGTCACAACCGAATACAACATCTGGGCGCTGATCGCCAAATTTGGAGGAGCAATGTGATGGCAAGAATGACCAAGAAAGAAAAGAACAGGCTGTTCTGGGAAAGGGTGAAGCATGTACGCGCCAACCCTCTCGACATCGCACCGGACGAGGTCAGGAGTTACAGCTTCTTGTGCGCCTTGATCAACATTCCGAAATATGGGCCGGACCCTGATGTGATGTGGAAGCGTGGTGAGCGCAATGGGCGCTACACTATTCAATTCCATTCTCACTACAAGGGTGTCAGCAGATCGGGCAAGACCCACTATTACTATGATTGGCTTGATGTGCTTGATCATCAAACGGGAGCAACGTTTCAAGTGAGTTGCTTCATAGACAGCAAGGGCAAGTCATTGCCGGGCGGCTACAAAAAAAACATCTTTGAAACTGAAAGGGAAGCAAGCTGATGCCTGAAAACTACATCATCACGCTGGAATGCAGCAAGGACGCGCTCGGTGAGCTGATCGCCACCGGGCTGGAACGCCACGCCACGATCACAAAGGTTGAGGCTGTCACAAAAGAGGAACCACAGCCAGAGCCAGAGACGCGCCAGCCAGTGACGCACCAGTTGAGGCTGGCCATCCCAGCACAGACGAAAGCCAAGAAGCAGCCCAAGTCTGGATACCAGAAAAAAATCACCGGCTGGCAAATCTATCAGATCGCCATCGATGCCTTTCACCCGCAAAAGCAATTCACATCACGCGATCTGACAAAAGAGTGCCACCGGGCTGG